GGGTATTACGGCTTACGGTAAAGTATCTTCAGATGCAGACTTTGAATTTGGTGATGTGACTGTTGGTGCTAAACTATCTTTCTAAGAGGTAAAGCAAAATGATACAAGCATTCATAGGACCAATATCAAGTTTAGTAGGAACATGGCTCAATGGAAAAGTTGAAACAAAGGCTGCAGAAACTAAAGCAAAGGTTGCCAAAGCTGAAGCTGAAGCACAGATTATGCTCAGTCGGGCTACAAGTGAAGCTGATTGGGAAAAGATTATGGCACAAGGTTCTCAGGCTAGTTGGAAAGACGAATGGCTAACTATTTTATTTTCTGTCCCATTGATCCTAGTCTTCGTAGGGGATTTTGGTAGAGAGATTGTAGCTAACGGATTTGTGGCTTTGGAGACAATGCCCGATTGGTATCAGTATACACTTGGAGTGATTGTAGCCGCCAGTTTTGGTGTACGATCAGCTACCAAGTTTTTTGGAAAGAAATAAGATGGCTTTTAAATTAAGTGCAAGAAGCATTAAGAAACTTGAAGGTGTAGAGAAAGACCTAGTAGCAGTTGTTATGGATGCTATTAAGTTGACTAAGGTAGACTTCGGAGTTACGTATGGTGTACGAACCCTTGCTGAACAGGAAAAGTTATACGCATCTGGTAGATCACAGACTATGAAAAGTAAACACCTAGATGGTCGTGCAGTAGACCTAGTTGCATACTTTGGCTCAGACATCTCATGGGAACTGAATGTATATGATGACATCTGTGATGCAATGGCTGAAGCAGCTAGACGTAACAGTGTAGCAATCAAGTGGGGTGCAGCTTGGTCTGAGGGAGACATTCGTATGTATCAGGGTACATCTGAAGAGGCCATGAATGCATATATAGATTTACGTAGATCACAAGGGCGTAGACCATTTATTGATGCCCCACATTTTGAGATGATGTAATGGCAAAAGGAAGACACCCACGTGCAGAGGCTATGAAAAAAGCCACACAGTTACGTAAGATGACACAGGACAATTCTACTAACACACGTGAAGTAGCAATTGAAAATGCCATATCCGAAGCACTGTCTGCTGACAATCCTATGCCAAAACTTACATTAATCCAACGAATGCTTGAACGCCTTAAAACAGAATACGATAAAGATCGTGAGAAACGTTTTGGTGCAAAAGACTTTCGTAAGGGTGGGTACGTAACCTCTACTGTAGATAACAGAAAGAAAAAATAAATGGCTAGAGAATTAACAGAACGTCAACAAAAGTTTTTAGACATCCTTATGGATGAGGCAGGTGGTGATATTACCACTGCTAAGAAACTTGCTGGCTATTCTCCTAACACTACTAATCGTGAGATTACAAATAGTTTGAAAGAGGAGATACTAGATGTTACCCACACTTATCTGGCACGTAACGTGCCTAAAGCTGCAATGGCAATGGTTGGAGCTTTGTATGACCCAACTGAGCTAGGCATTCGTGACAAGATGGCAGCAGCCAAAGAACTACTAGATCGTACTGGCCTAGTAAAAACAGAGAAGATGCAAGTAGAAGCAAAGGGTGGTGTAATGCTTATGCCCCCAAAACAATCACAGGATGAAGATGACTAAACCACTAGGTACGTGGAAGCTACCCCAACCAACAGACCTACAAGAAGACAATGAATGGGTTCCAATCCCACGTGTTGCAAGAACAGTTCCCTTTGGTTACGAATTAGACCCAAATGATGACGGAATACTCTTGCCAATTGATCACGAACTTGATATGCTTATGCAAGCAAAGAAATACTTGAAACAGTATTCTTATCGTGAAGTAGCTAACTGGCTCACACGAAATACGGGCAGAGACATATCACATGTTGGATTAAAGAAACGGTTGGACAATGAACGAAGAAGAAAAAACAAAGCTGGAAGCCTACGCAGATGGGCAGACTATGCGAAAAAGGCAATCGCCAAAGCGGAAGAAATCGAACGTACAAGGCTCGGCGCAAAAGCCCAAGACAACGAAACGCAAGAAACCAGCGCAGCCTAAACCTGCTGTAATAGTTGAAGAGTTAGCACCAGTAGAAGAACAGCACAATGTTATCTTCAAACCTAATACTGGACCACAGACTGACTTCCTAGCTGCAGGTGAACGTGAGGTACTATATGGTGGCTCTGCAGGTGGTGGTAAATCATACGCAATGTTGGCAGACCCTTTACGTTTTATGGGGCATCCAGCTTTTTCAGGTTTGCTATTGCGGCATACTACAGAAGAACTAAGGGAACTTGTATTTAAGTCTCAAGAAATGTATCCTAAGATATGGCCCGGTATTAAGTGGTCAGAACGTAAGATGCAGTGGACTGCACCCTCTGGTGCTAGACTGTGGATGTCCTACCTAGATAGGGAAGATGACGTACTAAGATACCAAGGTCTTGCATTTAGTTGGATAGGCTTTGACGAACTTACCCAGTGGCCTACCCCCTTTGCTTGGAACTATATGAGGAGTCGCTTGAGATCGACAGCACACGATCTTCCTGTATATATGAGAGCTACTACTAACCCCGGAGGTAGAGGACATCATTGGGTTAAAAAGATGTTCATTGATCCTGCCCCACATGGTACACCGTTTGATGCAACAGACATTGAAACAACTGAAGTATTACGTTATCCTGCTGGACACGCAAAAGCTGGTAAACCTTTATTCAAACGTAGGTTTATACCTGCCCGTCTTTCCGATAATCCTTACCTAGCAGAACAGGGTGATTATGAGGCAATGCTTCTGTCACTACCAGAGCAACAACGTAGGCAGTTACTTGAAGGTGATTGGGACATTAAAGAAGGCGCAGCCTTTACAGAGTTTGACAGAAGGATACACGTAGTTGAACCATTTAATATCCCCAGTAACTGGATTAAGTTTAGGGCATGTGACTACGGGTATGGAAGTAAATCTGGTGTGGTATGGTTTGCCATAACCCCCAATGAACAACTAGTAGTTTATAGAGAGTTATACGTAAGTAAAGTTCTTGCTACAGATTTAGCAGACATGGTACTAGACCTAGAGGCAGAAGATGGAAACATTAAATACGGAGTTCTGGACTCTTCTCTTTGGCATAAGCGTGGTGATACTGGCCCTAGTCTCGCTGAACAAATGATTATGAGAGGCTGTAGGTGGAGGCCATCAGATAGATCAAAAGGTTCAAGGGTATCGGGCAAGAACGAAATACACAGACGATTACAGGTAGATGAGTTTACAGAAGAACCACGGCTAGTCTTTTTTGATAACTGTGTTAATATAATATCTCAACTACCTGCACTACCTATTGACAAAAAGAATCCAGAAGACATTGACACATTAGCAGAAGACCACTTGTACGATGCATTACGTTATGGTATAATGTCAAGACCAAGATACAGTATATTTGATTTTGACACACAGGGTAGTTATTCAGGCGGTATGAGAGTGGCAGATGCTACATTTGGTTATTAACGGCACTGCCGTAATTACGCCTATGGCGAAGGAAAAATAAATGGCAGAAGAAAACGAAGGTTTTATTGAGGACGATGCGATTGTCTTAGCTGATAGTGATGACTCAGGTGTAGATGATGTAGATACCTCTAACATAATTCCATTTATTATGGAAAAGTATAATCGTGCTGATGACTACCGACAACAGGATGAAGAACGTTGGCTACGTGCATATCGCAACTATCGTGGTCTATACGGTTCTGATGTGCAGTTTACAGAAGCTGAAAAGTCAAGAGTATTTATTAAAGTAACTAAAACTAAAACACTTGCTGCGTATGGTCAGATTGTAGACGTATTATTTGCTGGACAAAAGTTTCCACTAACAGTTGATCCTACAGAACTTCCTGACGGCGTAGTGGCAGATGTAAACTTTGACCCTAAAGAACCAGAGCAGTTAAAACAGTCTGGCTTAGACGAAGTTGTAAATCCGTATGGCTACAGGGGTGACGGTAAGGAACTACCTGCAGGTGCTACTGCTAGAACATTGGCTGAAAGCCTTGGCCCACTAGGGGATAAACTAAAAGACATTGATGGTGTACGTGAGGGTGTAGGCAAAACCCCTACTGCAATTACATTTAGTCCAGCTATGGTAGCTGCTAAGATGATGCAAAAGAAAATACACGATCAGCTAGAGGAATCTAGTGCAAGTAAACACCTACGTAGTACTGCCTTTGAAATGGCTTTGTTTGGTACTGGCGTAATGAAAGGTCCATTTGCTGTAGATAAGGAATACCCTAACTGGGGAGAAGACGGTGAGTATTCACCCACTATGAAAACTATTCCTCAAGTATCCCATGTATCTGTTTGGAACTTTTACCCAGACCCAGATGCAAACAATATGGATGAAGCTCAGTTTGTTATTGAACGTCATAAGATGTCACGTACACAATTACGTGGATTAAAAAGGCGACCACACTTTAGACCTTCTGTGATTGATGAAGCAGTTCAACTAGGGGAAAACTACAGTAACGAATCTTGGGAAGCTGACTTGTCTGACTATGCGCCAGAGCATGGTGTTGAACGTTATGAAGTTCTTGAGTATTGGGGTATGTGTGATACCGACATGCTTATGGAACAAGGCGTAGATATACCAAGTGAACTGCAAGATGTAGATGAGTTGCAAGCAAACATCTGGATTTGTAATGGTAAACTTCTGCGTATGGTACTTAATCCATTTAAACCTGCTCGTATTCCTTATATGGCTGCACCCTATGAACTTAACCCATACTCATTCTTTGGGGTAGGTATTGCAGAGAATATGGATGATACCCAAACTCTTATGAATGGGTTTATGCGAATGGCTGTTGACAATGCTGTATTATCTGGTAATCTTTTAATTGAAGTAGATGAAACTAACCTAGTGCCGGGACAAGACCTATCAGTGTACCCCGGCAAAGTATTTAGGAGACAGGGTGGAGCACCGGGCCAAGCTATCTTTGGTACTAAGTTTCCTAACGTTGCTGCAGAAAACTTACAGCTATTTGATAAGGCACGAGTACTGGCAGATGAGTCTACAGGTTTCCCTTCCTTTGCACATGGACAGACAGGTGTTTCTGGTGTAGGCCGTACTGCTTCTGGTATTAGTATGCTTATGGGTGCTGCACAGGGTGGCATCAAGAACGTTATTAAGAATGTAGATGATTACTTACTACGCCCTCTTGGTGAGGGACTATTTAGATTTAATATGCAGTTTGACTTTGACCCCAACATCAAAGGAGACTTAGAAGTAAAGGCACGTGGTACAGAAAGTCTTATGGCTAATGAAGTACGCAGCCAACGTTTGATGCAGTTTATGCAAATATCTTCTAATCAAGCACTTGCACCTTTTGCAAAATTCCAGTATATTATCAGAGAGATTGCAAAGTCTCTTGACCTTGACCCTGACAAAGTAACTAATAATATGGATGAGGCAGCTATTCAGGCTGAACTTATGAAGGGCTTTCAACAGCAGCAACCCCCTGAAGGACAAGCACCAGCAGGTGCAAACCCAGCAGACCCAACAGGTGCAGGTGGTGGCACTATAGGTACAGGACAAGTTCCAGTACCACAGGAACAAGGATTTAGTGGAAATGAGCAAGGAGCAGTTGAGCAGTCTCAAGGGTCTGGTGAACAACCACCAGCAATGGGAACAGTTCAGTAAGTATTTAGATACAGTAATAGCACAGCAGCATCGTGCTATGGAACAATCTGATAACAGTATTGCTATGTATAGAGCACAGGGTG